AAACAAACATGAACGCGAAACAAGTACTAAATAAGATAATGACACTTTTAGCAAAAGATGAAGTTGAATTAACTTATGCAAAATTAGCAGACGGAACAATAGTTGAATCAGCTACATTCGATGTAGGTGAAGACCTTTTTGTTGTATCTGAAGACGGAACAAAAACACCAGCACCAGATGGTTTCCATGATTTGATGTTGAGAGACACAGAAGGAAACGAAACTTTATTAAAAGTAAAATCTGAAGGTGGTAAAATTGTTGAAAGAGAAAATGTTGAAATGGCTGACGCTGATGCATCAATGGAAGAAGTTAAAGACTTACCAAACACAGATGTAAAATCAAAAGCAAACGAAATTGCTGACATTAAATCTCCAGCTAACAATGAAAAAGGTTTAAAACCAGCATCTATGATGGCTGAAGAAACTGACACAGTAGGTCCATTACCAACAACTGGTGACGGATTGCCTGCAGACAATGACCCTTCAACAGAGAAAGATACTGAAGAAGATAGACCTGAAATTGAAATTGAATTGAAATCTATGGTTGAGAAATTAGCTTATAGAATAGAGGAAATGGAAAAGAAGATGGAAGAGATGGGTAAAATGAAAATGGAAGAAGAAGTTGTTGACAAAGAAGCTGATGTAAAAGAAGAAGATGATGTTGAAATGGAATTACCAAAATTAGATGGTGCTCCAGTTGAAACTAAAATGTCTTCAGTAGAGACAAACAGAAAAAATTATGGTAAGAAGATAATGAATGCTCAAGATTCTTTCTTATCTAAACTTTATAAATAAAATTATTAAAAACCCAAAAAAAGGTAAAATGAAAAAAATTCAAAAATTTACTGAGCCGCAAATCACTTCAACTTATGCAGGTGAGTTTGCAGGTCAATACATCGCAGCAGCGTTGTTATCAGCAAGAACTTTGGATAACAAATTGATTGAAATTCACCCTAACGTGAAATACAAAGAAGTTATCCAAAAATTAGATGTAAGCGGTATCGTACAAGATGCTTCTTGCGATTTCACAACTTCAGGTAGTGTAGTATTAACTGAAAGAATCTTAACTCCAAAAGAATTACAAGTAAACTTACAATTATGTAAGCAAGAGTTCGTAGCTAGCTGGGAAGCACTCCAACTTGGTTACAGCGCTTTTGATTCTATCCCTGCAAACTTCAACGACTACTTAATTTCTTATGTAGGTGGTAAAGTAGCAGAAGCAACTGAAACAGCAATCTGGCAAGGAACTAACACAAACGGTTCTTTCTTAGGATTTGAATCAGCATTCTCTGCATCTATCGCAGCAGGTGGTGCATCTGCAGTATTAGCAGCTAAGTCTGGTAGTGTTATTATCTCTGGTAGTATCACTTCAGCAAACGTATTAGACAAAATGAACTCTGTATTGAACACAGTACCTGATGCAGTATATGGTAAGCAAGACTTATTATTCTACGTTGGTACAGGTGTTGCAAAGGCTTACCAACAAGCTTTAGCTGGTGGTGCTATCGGTGCAAACGGATGGAACAACCAAATGAACGTTGGTGAAAAACCTTTCAACTTCAATGGTGTTGAAATTGTATTATGTCCTGGTATGAGTGCTAACAAAATCGTTGCAGCTCAGAAATCAAACTTATTCTTCGGAACAGGATTGTTATCTGATTACAACGAAGTTAAAGTGTTAGACATGGCAAACATTGATGGTTCACAAAACTATCGTGTTATCATGAGATATACAGCAGGTGTTCAGTTCGGTATCGGACAAGACATCGTATACTATGGTGCTTACTAATATTAACTAACTAATTAAACTTAACAGAATATGGCTTGTAATTTATCAGCTGGAAGAAACGAAGTATGTAAAGATAGTATCGGTGGTTTAGCCGGCGTATACTTTTTAAACTTTACAACTGGATCTTTCACTAAAAACGGAAGTGGTGAAGTGACTGCATTCCCTTCAGGAAGCACAGTTTACTATTATCAATTGAAAGGAACAAGTGCGTATACTGAGACAGTTAACACATCTCGTGAAAACGGAACTACTTTCTTCTCTCAAGAATTAGTATTGAATTTGAAGAAATTGACAAACGAAATGACTACTCAATTAAAGCTTATGGCTTATGGTAGACCTCAAATCGTAGTTCACACAATGAACGGTGATGCTTTATTAGTTGGTGAAGAAGAAGGTGCAGATGTTACTGCGGGAACTATACAAACCGGGGCAGGTATGGGTGACCTTTACGGTTATTCAGTTACCTTCACAGGTCAGGAAAGATTACCTGCAGCATTCATTAGCGGTTCTACAATATCAAATCCATTTGCTGGATTGGGTTCTAACCCAACGGTAGTTTATGGAACTAATAGCTAAACTCAGTATATCACAAATATATTATAAAGACCCTACTCTTAATTGAGTGGGGTTTTTTTATTGATTATATTTACGATTTCCTATGTTAGAGATAAGAACAAACTAATACAAG